TAAGTTTCCTGTTCCAAAGATTCCTAGTAACGTAAAAAATGCACATCAAGAAGCTGGTTCTGCACAAACCTATGCTCGTAGATATGGATTACTTTCTGTCTACGGACTAGCTAACGATGATGATGATGGTAATTCATTAACGAAAACACCACCACCAAAAACAGGTGTAGCAAAAACTCCTACTAAACCTAATCAAAAGCTAGAACCTACTTCTGTTTTAGAGAAGTTACCTGATCCTATTTCCAAGGAAGCAAAGGAAACTATCCTTGAAAAACTACAGGCACTTCATCAAAGTAATCCATTAAAGATGAAAGATCTTGTTGAATCTTTTAGAAAGAAGTTTAGTATTACAGATACAAAAATTACTAGACATATTACTACTGCTGAACATGGAGAGTTTTTAGCTCTTGAAATCTCTAAGATAGATGAGAGCTTATGACACCAGATGAAACTGCTAACACTGCGAGAGAACAAGTAT